CTTATCAATGTAGGTGTAAAAGCTTCCAGTATTCTCCACGAATCATCAATTTTAATTACCGCATTTTTAAGCGACGTATTGTAATACATACTACCATTTGGTGATGACGATGGATTTGATGATAATTCACCAAGTACTAACGTTTTTTGATAGACATGAAGACCACCATCTGGATCATCCGTCCCAATCCCGACGTTGCCGTGCATGATGGTATTTGCTGGACCACCCGAAGCACTAGTAGACAAGATTGAAATACCCTTATTGAGTGATGCGTTGTCACCATAAACGTCGAGGTCGAGGGCGTGATAGTCACTCGTCCCACCAGCACCAGTATAAACGTATCCCTTTATGTCTGCAGATTGTCCAGCAGCCTCTGCACTCCCGCCCCCACGGTTTGTCTTAAACTGAATTCGACTACCAAATCCATTCTCAATTTGTGTGTAATCACTCGAATAGTTTCGGATTGTCAAAGCCACTGTGTTTGAGTAGTTAGTTCCAGATGCCAATGATATATCGCACGGGGTAGCAGGACTATCCGTCCCGATACCGACGTTGCCGTCAGTGGTAAAAACAATGGAGCATGCACTGACAACCGAACCCTCTAAAGTACCAGTTGGTGTAGCCACACTCGTGTTCGTCACGGGGCATGGTAATAGCACGAGAGTGCGACTTGCACCTGTGATCGTCCCACCGGTGACAGTGAAATCAAACGTAAAATATCGTACCAACTTAATCCACACAGCGAATGTATTATTGGCTTCCCTATACACAAGTATGTCAACTTGATTGGTAGGAGGATCACCACCACCATATCCATGGAGTGTACCACCGTAAGAAATACCACTTCTTGAAGATACAAACGCGTCTATGAGTGTAGTCTCCGATTCACTAAATCCCCCAATTGTTCCAGAAATTCGTAGTTTACCCCCGTTTGCACCATCACCCGTAGTACCTAGAGTTGCAATTTTATGGTACTGTGCAGTAGCACTTTGAGGGAACACCGTTTCGTTTTGTGAATTCCAACGAGTCATAAGCTCCGACCCTGCATGAGATGCAGTGCCGCGGACGTCCAAGGTGTAGGTGGGGGAGGTCGCCCCGATGCCCACCCTCCCAGTCTCTGTGTCTACAAAGAAGTAGGAGGTTCCAACTTCTAGATTGGAGCTGACATTAACTACACCCGATACATCAAGTTCTACTTGTGGATCTGTTCGACCAATCCCCACCCTACCAGTCTCTGTGTCTACAAACAGCCTGGAGGTTCCAACTTCTAGATCCCCCTCTATGGCTGTCTTCTGTATATCCTCCTCTAGAGCTAACAGTTCATCGTACTTGGCCTCTAGGGTTGCCTGAGCTGGTACTGTGTACCCGGCAGGGAACTCAATGGATGCGTAGGTATCTTTGAACTTGAATCTGGGTGGAGTTCCCGCACCCATAAGCTCTCTAATAGCAGCCTCCATCACCTTGTGAGTTCTTAATTCGCTACTGACGACCATCTAGTATATATGGATATAAATAATAGATGGGGTGGATTAGGGGAGGGTTATAAAACATCATCCACAATCGCTTCGACACTTGTCACAAAAGATGCTGATTGTGCACCGGCGTAAAAAATCATCTCAAAAGTTTTACCACCACCTTGACCCGGATAAGTAAGCATCATTCTCTGGTTCCAGAAATCGGGGAGTTGTATACTTATCGTATTACCCGCATTACCGTTGTGTCTTATAACTGTTTCACCACCTGTGGCATAAGAAGAATATACATCTTTATTTCCAGGTGTGTGACTCACCCCCGTATTATTAAAATCAGTATCAGAATTATCATAAAGACCAACAAGTGTACCGTCGTCTTCTAATATTAAATAATGATGACTGTCCTGTCCCCTTAAATATGTTCGCCATCTGCTATTTGCCGAAGGAGTTTGTACAGCCATGACCCATGTATAATCATGTGTTCCTAAATTGGCATTATCAAATTCTACAAAGTCGGTACTTGCGGGTAGGTTTTCCATGTGTAGTGTAGAATCACCACTGTCCTTTTTAACCGGTGGCCATGTATAACTAGTATTTCGTCTTGTTCGCACTGCATGTCTTCCCCCACCAGATTGATCATACCACGTAACGAGATATCCGGTTGCCCCATTAAGCCATGTCGAGTAATTTGTTTCAGTGGTTCCAGATATGAGTGTGATGGTACCACTCGAGTCCATATATAAATCAGCTTCAACGTTATCTGATGAACGTCTTATTCTGGCTTGTGGCCCGGTATAACTTCCTAAAAGTTTACGAAAACCAAATGCCACTGTAGGCAAGAGTGAAGTACTGAGACTATCAAGTGCTCCCGGCACCCTTAAATTTCTAAAGTCGCTGGAATTCAAAAGTGTGTTTAAAGTGTTTCCTATTCTAGTACCCAAACGTGCCAGACTGATTGGATATCCGGTACTATCCGCAGTGCTTTGCTCTCCATTATAAAATGTACTATTTATTAGCATACCACTTATTTCTCCATTTGAAGCAATTATATCGTTTCTAAAATATTTACTCGTTAGATAACTTTCGATTGATAAATATTCACTCGATGACAATTCCCGATTGTAAACGATAACTTCTGCGACGGCCCAATCGGAACGCTCGTCAGTACGAACACCATAATTTATACTCAATTGTCTAGATGTTGAACCACTCCCAGTAGTAGTTCTATCTACACCATTCGAACGATATAAATCCTTTTGGTCTGTAGAAATAAGCCAATTATCTCCATGAATATCTTCACTATTTTGCGTTAACCATCCATCGTGATGAGCCACGCCACTTTTACCCTCCCAAAATCCTGATAACCAATTTGACGTGACTCCGTCAAAGATACGTTCCCGTGTGGGTGTACCCGAAGGTTTATAATAACGAGTCATGTGGAACAATGTATAGTCAGAAGATGTATCCATCACCGAAGTTGGAAATTGTAAACCATCTGTAGTAGTTCCATATAAAAATGGAAATGCCGTCGGACCCTTGCCATGTAACAAAGAAAACTTCACGATGACAATGCCAGAACCACCGTTTCCGCCAGTTCCTTGTTCAGAACGTTCAGCTCCACCACCCCCTCCTCCTGTGTGCGCCTGACCATTTTCACCGTTTCCATCACCCCCGCCTTCTGTTCCACCAGTTCCACCACCACCTAAACCACCTTGTGTACGTTCCGTACCATCACCATAGTCTCCGCCATCGCTGTAAACGCCACCGCCACCACCACCAGAAAACCAACCATCTTCGCCATAATTTCGTGCAAAATCTATATATTTACCTATACCACCGTTACCCTCATTTGAAATACCCGCTCCACCAGCACCTCCACCTCCACCCGAACGATAATTAGTTGTTGCAACCGCGCCATTATTACCGTACCCATAAGTTCCAGAATCACCAGACTGAGAAGATTGGGTTCCACTGCCAGCTACTGTGGAACGCTCCTCTGAACCACCACCACTTCCACCATCTAATCCAATTTCGTTGTTATATCTTCCACCGCCACCACCACCAATGGCTGTCAGGTCATTAAAAATGCTATTATTTCCATTAGAACCGCGTTGTCCAGTCCATGGACTTGTTAGCGCTCCAGTACCACCATTACCACCATTACCAACTTTGATTGTGTTACCTTCACCTTTTACAAAAACGTTAGGTCTTAAAATCAAACCACCTCCACCACCCCCACTCGCATGAGGTGAACCACCCCCTCCTCCCCCACCAGCGACGACAAGAACGTCGGCTACACAATCACCGGGTGGAGTCCATGAATACGTTGTTTGTCCACTCGCCGTACCAGACATCGTAAAAGTCCCAAAGTGTGGGGGTATTTCAGATGCGCTTGTATTTGCACATATTACACCAGCTTTAGCAGCTGATTCCACATTTGTATGACCTAAAGTCGAATCAAAATTACCATAGGTGAATACAATTGTTCTATTACCAAAATAATCAAGTTCCACCCCAGTTCTATTAGTAACACTCGAATCATTTGGGTCAGCTCGTTTCACACTACCTGTGAATGAACCACTTTCCACATGATTTCCGTTTCCTGATAAGTCATTCCACTTATTAACAGAACCACTTGATAATTCTGCGGAATAGGCTGTGTACCACCCAACAAGACCTGAAATAGAAGCTGGAGACTCGGCTGTGTATTTGTATCCAATTAAAACAATACCCGATCCACCGTGACCACCAATTATACTATTCGGAGTACTCACATCATAACCACCTCCGCCACCCCCTCCACCGGAATGTTCCCGTCCATCTTCTGCTTTTTCAGTTTTAGCTGTAGCGTCACCCCCTCCACCTTTTCCACCAACACCCGGTACGCGACTACCGCCGGATCTGACAGCACCACCTCCACCTCCTGAAAACCAGCCATCGTGGCCATAATTTGAACCATATCGGTATGATAAGTCCATTCCAACACCTCCTACACCACCATTTGTCGTCGATATCACAGGCCCTCCTTTGGAAAGAGCACCACCCCCACCCCCACCAAGGTTATCATCACCGCCATCTCCGCCATTATTACCATATCCACCTGGTTGATTACCCGTACCACCAGTGCTACTTTCATATGCACTCCCTCCACCTGAACCTCCATCAGGACTTGTATCATAATCAAAGCTGTAACCTCCACCTCCACCGACTGCGGTATATGTTCCATAAACGGAATCATAACCTGGTTTTCCAACTGTTGTACTTACATTCCAACCATTACCACCCTGACCACCATCACCAACTTTAATTGTATAACTTGAAGTAGAGTTAATACTCTGATTCGTTTTATATATGAGTCCACCCGCACCCCCACCCCCACCTATAGTGCCACCACCCCCACCTCCACCTGCAACGATGAGAACGTCGGCCACTCCTGTAGTCTTGGGTGTCCACGAATATGTTGTCTGTCCACTAGCGGTTCCAGACATCGTAAACGTCCCATACTCCGCTGGTATTTCGGATGTCAAGGTGTCTGAATATATACGCCCATTCTTTGCTGCGTTAGCCCTCGTATCATCTCCGTAGTGGTTATCAAAATTACCATAATGGAATGCCAGCGTACCCGACATCTTATAATAAATATAAGATTATTAAAAGTAGAGCATTCAAGTAGGACTTCCCACAAGTTCCTTTATGGCTTCAATAAGGAGACCAATCATGTTACCGTATGCCACACTCTTAGTGCCATCTTCAGCTGTATACACGACTTCAGGAAGTACTTTCTCAACCTCCTGGGCGATTACACCCGAATGGCGACGACCACTATCATCTAATTTATCAAACGTAACACCTCGAAGTTGTAAAACTTTATCGAGTGCATTTGGTATTGTTTCTATATTAGTCTTTTTACGTTCGTCACTAAACATGATGACATCACCACTAGAATAAATTGTTCCATCAACGTCCAATGTGTACGCCGGATCCGTCTTCCTAATGCCGACGTTGCCGTGCATGATGGTATTTGCTGGACCACCCGAAGCACTCTTAGACAAGATTGAAATACCCTTATTGAGTGATGCGTTGTCACCATAAACGTCGAGGTCGAGGGCGTGATAGTCAGTCGTCCCACCAGAACCACTGTAAATGTATCCCTTTATGTCTGCAGATGGTACATTAAACGTTGCACTCGTACCACGGTTTGTCTTAAATTGAATTCGACTGCCAAATCCATTCGCAATTTGTGTGTAATCACTCGAATAGTTTCGGATTGTCAAAGCCACTGTGTTTGAGTAGCTAGTTCCAGATGCCAATGATAGATCGCACAGGGTAGCAGGACTCCCCGTCCCAATGCCGACGTCGCCATCTTTATTAATGACAAATCTTTGCTGAGGATAATCATATCCGGCACCACTGGTTACTGTATTTGTAGTGTATACCCTAAATTCGTTTTCTAATGCATTCGCATCGGCAGGCCAAAACCCAATCTTACCCGCATATTTACTTGTACCCACTCCATCCGTGTTATAAAACCCAATGGACGCATTTTTGGTTGTATTACTGTCCCGATCTTTATTTATGATTGCGATCGTCGATGTGTTTGACTCTTGTTCAGATACGAACTGTGCGACGGCGATGTGTGTGTTTCCGATGAAGTGTTGATTTAGAGCGCCACCAGTTCCGTCGCCATCTGGTAAAAGTAAATTTCTGTTCGTCTCAGATGTATCTTCTACGACAAGGACACCGTTTTCGATGTGGAGTTTTGATGAAGGATCCGTCGTCCCGATGCCGACGTTGCCGTTACTTCCAAATACAACATTACACTCATCTATTAGAGAGTCTGTGACTAATGTTCCAGTTGGTGTGACGTTAGTTCCACTCACTTCGGGACATGGGAATGTCGTAATAAGATTAAATCCGTTCACGGTACCACCAAGTAAAAGAATATCAAATTTGTAATAGTTGTTTGTTTTAAGATAAGCCGTGTGTGTACCATCACCCTCCTCGTAAACGACTATATCAGCATAATTTTTTGGACCTAAACCACCTACACCATAACCCTCTAAATTACCATGTACACTGAGTCCTCCGCGTGTTGTGATAAAAGCATTTATAGAAGTAGTTCTATTTAATATATCAGAACCGAGAGTCCCTATAATTTGTAATCTCCCATAATTTCCACCCGAGCCCGTAAATCTAGCAATTTTCCAATATTTTTCACCATCATTTTGTGGAAAAGCTGTACTATTAACAGATGCCCAACGAACAGGTACGTCTACACCCGCGTGATACAATTGAGAGGCTCTGGCCGTGCCGTTAACATCGAGAGCTGCCCCGGGACTCGTCGTCCCGATGCCGACGTAGCCCGTCGTCGTATCCACAAACAAGTTCGCTGTACCTACTTCAACATTTGATCGGTAATAGAGAGAATCACTACCGGCAGTCCAAAGAGAACTCACGAAGGTAGACCCACCTTGGTAAAACGTTCCCGTAAAGTTGATGTCCCCCTTAACATCCAAGTCGTAGCCGGGTGTTGTGGTGTTGATACCCACCCTCCCCGTCGTCGTATCCACAAACAGATTGGCCGTTCCAACCTCAAGGTTTGAGGTCGTGACCACGTTACCAGCCACCACATTACTATTCACCGTGACCGCGGACACCGTAGACGCACTGATGGCATTGGACCCGAGGATTTCTCCGTACATGCCCGACGTCGCCACGACGTTCGTGGACTTTGTGTTTCCCGCGACATCGAGGGTGGCTGTGGGTGCGTTCGTGCCTATCCCGACGCTTCCGCCGATGTACGCGATGTTACTACTGTTTGGATCCTTGAACCATTTGTCGCCGTTGATGAACTTGAGGTTCTTGATTTTGCGGGGCGCCGCGACCCCTGCCTCATGGTAAAAGACGACGTAGCCTGAATCGTCTCCG